TGGCGGTATACTGCATTATTTGATACTGAAGCCAATGCAGCCGAGAGTTTTGTCGCTGATACAGTCGTAAAGGATCTTACTGGAATAGCACCTTTAGATCAAAATGATACTTTTCAAGGTGACGATGTCCGTTGTACAGTCCAATCGTACCCGCTAGCAATTCTCAAACTAAGTGCATATATACATATGAATTTCATTGTTAATCCAAAGAAGAACTTCATATCAGATAGCGTTGATGAATTTTTACGTCTAGTAACGGATGAGAAGACAATACATGGGTATCCGGCTCGTGCTGTCACTTCCTTAGTTTGGCGCAATCCTGTCTCACGTGAAGCAATCAAAGGTGAGGAAAGGATACGGGAGATGGCAACTAGTTGGATAAAATTGTTTACTCGGCAAAAGTATTGTAATTACAAACTAATGATTGACGATATTGCTAACAGTAATAACATATCAAAACATTTGGTAATGCGTTACCTAAATACACCGGCAGCTGTTGGGGGTCTTGGATTAGGCTGGGGACCCGCTGACCAATGGCTAACTATCAAACGTGGTTCTATCCAAAAAGATTGGCGGCTTATTACAATTCCAGCCGCTGCATTACAATTAGCACTAAAATATGAGATAGATCCATTAGCCTTAACAAAACAATGGGAAAAGAACGTGGAAGGTCCAGGAAAAACGAAGATTACTTATTCTGGCTTCGAAATCAAAACACCTCAACCTGAATTACCATTACCAGGTATATTACTAACTCAGCAAAAGTTTACTGGTGCTGCTCCGATACACGCAACTATAATTAACACAATCCCTCCGTCTGTACGGTTACCATTGTTATCACAATATTTGGCAGATCACAATTATGATAAATTACGTGATATATTATCACCAGAATGTCAATCTACTTATGACCTACTACGAAACAACGCCACTGGGCGAGTCTTCAAAGATTGGTTGTACGGTAGATTACCTTTTAATACTCCAATCAGATATGGCTGGTCCCAACTAGCACTATCTGTGTTATACGAACCATTAGCAAGACAAGCCTGGATGCATATCCTTAATCAACATCGTATAACAATTAGACACGTCATCCGTGCTGCTCTTACTGCTGAGGAGCAACTCACGTGGGTGCTGGTACGTGCACCTTACGTAATCGGTGATTAGTCTTACACGGCGCCCTAACAGCCGAAAAGTTAGGGGATTCTAAGTCTCCCTGGATGGAG